GTTTGCATACGAAACCATTGTGGAGAATATGTCCAATATGGGACAAGAAGCAGTCCTTGATAACATTGAAGGTTACTGGGATACTGATGAAATTGAAAGTGTGATTGAATCTGTAGGTGCTGACCCTAAAGAGGTTCTTAACTGAACTGGGCCCGTGAAAGTGTATCAGTAGTATGACCACCCACGATTCCCAACAATGACTCAAACTAACGGAATGGTTCGGATTGCTGTTTATTTCAATCAAGACCTGAATGATGATGAGGTGATGAAGTTTGTGGATAATCTACTCCACGAACACCCTAATGTTGCTGACTACGAATACGACCACTTTCCTATCCAGAACTGATTATGTACCGCACACTTTCTGAACTTCGCAACAGCGTCAATCGCCTGATTGAGCAACAAGGTGAGAACGCACCCTGCGCTGCATTTGTATTCACCAAAGAGGATGTGTTCTTCTATCCTACTGGTGATGATGGATTTGAGAACCTGGATGAACAAGTGCATCTGAATGATGATGATACTTGTGAGGTTCTAAATGAACTTGGTTCGTGTGATTATATGTACGAACAAGTTTTTGAGATTATTGACGATGAAGTCCGCCGAGTTCGTAACAAGCAAGCAGTATGAAATACGAAGTTAAACCTGGGCCCGTGAAAGTGCATCAGTAGTGTAAGGGCAATCCTCAAATGACCGACCAACAACAAATCACTGACGCATTTATGAGGGACTTTGAGGAACTCCTGCGTCGTTATAACGCTGACTTCACTGTTACTGAGGAATCGCGTGGTCCATATTGTTACGAAGCAGTCGCTGAAATTTGCTTCAATGGAGTCTATGATAGTGAAGGAAATACAGTAAGACCTTATATTGACTTCACATTGCCCAACTACATCAATCCCAATCAAACTAACTGAAATGAGAACTATCACCGTTGCTCCAATTTCTTTCGCTAAGGCAAACGAAAGGACTAACGAACTTTGCGAGAAGATTAACTATCTTTATCGTGATGGTCTTAGCACCAAACAGATTGCAAAGGAACTGAATCTTTCTGCCTCTAATGTTCGCCGTTATTACTACGGTGTGCATAACTGTGCCCAGGCACATTATCACTGGAAAAATGCCTTCAATGCAAATAAGGCAGTTGGTTATATCCAAACCGCACTGAATCAAGTTCGTGTTGGTGCTTGCGTTTCTATCTGATTTACACTCAAAAGAACAATGACTTCCACTACTTTCTATCAAAAGTATCCTGAATATCTCTACCAAGATTGTATGTCTTGGATGGATTTCTACAACTATATGCTGAGTCTTTCTTGGGTTCAAGATGATGAAGCACTCAAGCAATCCTATCAAAACGAGTTCAATCAGCACAAGGTTTATGACGTTTGATTTCATTGATTATGTCCTGGATTTCTATGGTTCAGGCGGCATCTATGATATGGGTGCCACAAGGGAACAGGTAAAAGAAGCAACTCAAAAACATATTGAAACTGCTAACTTTCCCTTTGATGGTGATACGATTGACCGAGAGGCAGTGAGAGATATTCTGATTAAAGAATACGGTCTGATTTTTCCTAAGTCCAATGGCACGAAGAAAAACACTCACATTCAAGTCTCCTGACAAAGTGAAACTGATTGCCCTTATCTTCATCGTTTTCTTTACATTCTCTCCAGCAGTTCGTAACAGCACTGCAAGCGTACTTCATACCACTGCTGATCTTATCTCTCCTGAACAATGACTCTTTCCGCTAAAACAGTTCTGAATCTTGCTGCTGCTCTTACGCCAGAAGTTATAGATTACATTAACAACGACGAGCGATGGGTTGAACTAATGATGGAGGTGATTCCTGATGCACTTGAGAGTAAAATTGGGAAACTTGATTGCGACCTGATGATGGAACTATATCAACGAGGAAGGGAGTTTTGCCTCGCTTAAGTAAATAAAGTGACTTCCGCAGAGTGTAGATAATTCCAGAAGGATGTGGTTGTATATGAGAGGGGACTGGTAATCTCCTCTTTTTTATACTTTGTGATTTTTCGGAGATTTCATCCTAGCACACCTCCCATAGTACCTGAACGCAGAATCACCGATTTTTTGGAAAACAGACCCCAGTGATACCAAGGGTTCTCAGCGGGTCTCACCTGAGACTGCCTGCCCATACCAGCATCCGCAGCAGAATCCCAAGAATGATAATAACTGGGCCCGTGAAAGTGCATCAGTAGTATGAGCGGAACCCAAATGTTTCACATCTACCAAACTCAACCTGACGGTAGTGTAGAACTACTGTATGAGACTTACGATGAAGAAGCGGCAGAGAATGAGGTTGAACGAATCAACTCTAATCTGCAACGTGCGGGTATTCCATCGTGGGTCAGCTGCGCACACTATTCCTGATGATTGACTTTATTGCTATCTCGTTTTTCTCTTTTCCTATTGCATTATCATTTGCATTGGAAAACGATTCAAGTAAAGAAAATGGCAATGCAGTATTTCTTTGTTCTTCATTTTACTTAGTTTATCTCATACTTATTGCCATTTTCTTTAACCATTAAAAATGACTCAAAACGATTATACTGACTACATTCAAGAGAAAGGTTATACTCTTGCTGAATGTAAGCGTCCATCCTATCCTCAGGTTCCCGAAGATATGCGGGACATTTACAAAACTTATGAAGAGTATCGTGCTGCTCTTCACGACTTTCTCAACGGAAACTGAACCTCTTACTTAACACACAAAATGGTTACTCTGACTTCTAACTATAAGCAATCTCTGCAACCTGAAACTATAGAGAAGATTGAAAAACTCATTGAAGATTCCTATGATTATGTCCTGGAGGATATTCTGGACTTCATTGATACTCATAGTGAGAGTGATTTTATGACCTACTATGAGGAATACTACGATAAAGTAGAAGAATTCGGTATGGATGTTGTAGAAGATTTCATCAGCGAATTCTACATTGATTCTTTGGACAGTGTTGGAGAAGCTTATCGTGGAAACTATTACTCTGCGGGTGATTTTGCAGAATCTTATTGTGAAGAAATGGGATACGATATTCCTGATTTCATTGTAGTTAATTGGGAAGAAACTTTCAGTCGTAATCTATGCTATGATTTCGTTTATACTGAAAGCAATGGTAATGTATTCTGCAAGAATTGGTGAGTTAAACTGGGCCCGTGAAAGTGCATCAGTAGTATGACGATCAAACAAATGCAAAACATTCATATTGACCATCCAGAAGATTGTATCCTGACGGGCAATCTGTCGGTTCTTGATTGGTTTTATGATGCTGATTCTAGCATCAGTGTGAAACTTGATGGTGCCCCGGCATTAGTGTGGGGAACTAACCCGCAGAATGGTAAGTTTTTTGTCTGCACGAAAGCAGCATTTAACAAGCAAAAGATTCGCCTTTGCTATAATGAAGATGATGTTTTCCAGCACTTTGGTCATCAGCATCGCGTAGCACAAATCCTCATTTTCTGCCTGGACTTCCTGCCTCGCACTAAACAAGTGCTGCAAGGTGATTGGATTGGTTTTGGTAAGGGTTTGGATACCTTTACTCCCAACACGATTACCTATAAGTTTCCTGAGGTAATTCGTCAAGAGATTATCATTGCTCCGCACACGATTTACAGTGGTGCTGATGATATTCGTGAGATGACTGCTGCTCCTCTGACTAGCAAACTCATCAGCACTAAGGATTGTCTTTTCGTGCAACCTGAGGTGTCGCTGAATCCTCATCGTGAAGATTTGGAAGAGGTGTGTAACTTTGCTAGGCAAATGAGTACGCTGTGTGAGTTTGTGAGCGAAAAGAAAGCATCACAAATCAAAAAAGAGATTAACGCTTGCATCCGTGAGCAAAGGGACGTTTGTGAGTATGAAATCGCAGAAAAATGCGATTGTGATAAGAACCTGATTCGTTTGTGGAAACTGGTTGCATCTATCAAGATGGATTTGTTCCTGTTCATTGATAGTAGCACGGACATTCGCTGCGAGATTGAAGGTAAGTTCAGCGACCACGAAGGTTATGTTATCGTGAATCAATTTGGAATGATGAAAGTGGTTGACCGTGAGACTTTCTCTTGTGCAAACTTTACGATTGCAAAAAACTGGGCAAAGTGACTATAACTGGGCCCGTGAAAGTGCATCAGTAGTATGAGCAACACCGTTACGATGGACCTTTCCACTGTAGACCAGCAAATCCGCATCCTTGATTCACTCAATGAGATTGCGTATATGAAGGTGAGTTCTTCTAATCTTGGTGGGACTACTTCATACTTCCTGCATATCTCACTGGACAAAAAAGAGGACTGGGTGAATAACATTTTTCACAACAGTCGCTATGCTATTTTTGCACTTCAATCCGGTAAGATTGAACTGATTGCGAAACACTATCAAATGCCTAAGTTTCGTAAGTGCAATATCAAATCTGCTGCCCAAGTTGCGGAAAAGATTGCATCCTACTGCATTAACAACTGATTATTATGACTGACGCACAAAAGATTGAGTTTATTGTTAAGTTGCTGCAAGAGACAGCAAATAAAACTCACTGCAAAGATGGTGACGATTATGAAGATTATGACTCTGCGGATGAATGGTACAATCCAGCAGATAATGGTAATTTTGATGATGCTTTTGCAGATGGAGAAATCTGTGGAGAAATAGAATATGCCCGTACTATTCTTGCAAAGATTCAAGAACTGAACTAACAACTGATTCACACTTAGCATTGAACACAAATGACTAATCAAGGCAAACAATGTGAAAGGTGTGGTAAAGGCACCTACGAAATCGCTGACTTGAATGATGAAATTCACGGTGAACTTCATTGTAACAACTGCGGGCACTTTAGTAAACTTAATTCTACACCCAAAACGAAAGAAATCAAGTCCGTCATTGTAACACGTTCCATTGAGTATTCTCCCGAAGCATATCTTGAATGTTGCAAAGAAGATGATGAAGAACCCACACAAGAAGGTTTCATTGAATTCATCCAAGATTGGATTTATGATGACTTTAGGTGTGGTAACACTGCACAAGAAATCACCACTCTGAACTACTAATGGAAACTGCATTCGTCACGCCTAAGTCTAAGAAAGCAAAGAACAGGTTTGCTAATCTTATGGAGTCAAATCCTGAATGTTTCGTAGAACAAGACAAGGGAAATCGTTTCTTTCTGTGTTCTGCAAATAGCAAATACTTTTTCTGGGTTGACCTGAACAATGACCCAAATTGGCAAGTGGAGTTCTGAATCAAAATGAATATGACACCCAAACTGTATGTTTTCGGCAACTATGATACAGGTGAAATGGTATCAGTAACCGCATCTTGTCTCACTGCCGCAACTGCAAAACTTCGTGATGATTATGAATATCACAACTTCTACGTTGAGTCACTGACTACAACTGGGCCCGTGAAAGTGCATCAGTAGTATGACCCCCAATCGCTTTCCAATGAACTTCAACGACATTCACGATAGCATCAATCTTGCGTCCAAACTTGCCAAGGACAATTATGATGCCCGCAATGGTATCATTGACCGTCTGAATGAGACTGTTGTTGTTGATGTTCGTTCCCGTGCATCATATATTGCTGGTGAATGTTCGTACTATTTTCCGCTGCACAATCAGAACGGCGATAAGATTAACGAGGTCAAACTCTATTGTCGTTGTTCTCCCACTGTCAAAGGAGGAATTCGTTATTCCTATAAATTGAATGGTAAGGTCATTCCTCGTCATAAAATTGCCCAACGAATGAGTGATTTGGGAGTCTAAAACTTCTATGTCAAATGAACACTCACACCTCCTACTCAATGCCTAGTTTTTCAACCAGAGTTCTTGCCTTTCTGAATACTCTTACTGATGAACAGTTAGATGATTTCAGTGACGATGACATTATGCAACACATTCTAAATCAAGAGGAAAACCAGTGAAAAAGTATCAAGAACTGGAACAAAAGATTCGTGAACTTCAACAAGAAGTAAATCGCCTGAAAGAAGAAGAAAAAGAGAACAAGATTCCTGATCTTTTTAATCTTGAACCCACACTTGAAGTTCTAAAGAATCCAAGGAAGAATTATGGTCGGTTGATTTTATCTTTTGAATGGGTTCTTACTCCTCAAGGTCATACGCATTGGGGAAACCTTTGCAGCGGAAACAAACCACTGACCGACCAGGATATTATTCAACTTCAAAAGTGGGTGATTCTTTACTATCAACAACAACAGAAATCCAAATGAAAAAGTATCAACAACTAGAAGAGAAAATCAAAGAACTTCAACAAGAAGTAGAGCGTCTGAAAGAAGAAGAAAAAGAGAATAAACTTCCTGATTATTTCAAGATTGAAAAAGTTCTTGAGTTTCTAGAAGATACCAGTAAAGTTTGGTTGATTGATGAATGTTTTACTTGGGAATCTACTCCTCAAGGTGATGACTACTGGTGCGAACTTAGTGAGGAACTACGCCCAGTGAATGACCAGGATATTATTCAACTCCAGAAGTGGGTGATTCTGTATTATCAACAGAACTGAAAATGAGGAAGAAGTTTGCCTCAATTCACAAACAAAAGTGACTTCGTAGAGTGTGAATAATTCAATAGGATAGGTGATTGGGTGTATGAAGCAAGGACTGGTAATCCTTGCTTTTTTTATTGCTTATGAAAGATAAAAGGTATTAAAAACAATTAAAAAGCCATTTTTAAATATAAACGTGTAATTAAGCTGTGTGATACTTATTATGATTAAAGGGTGATTTTGATAAGAATTCGTATCAAATAGGGTTGGTCATTTAATACACTCAGAACCCTTAATAATCCATTTAAATCCTTCTAGACCCCTTAGTATTCTCATTTAAATCCAGCCAGGTCTTGTGATCTTAGCGAGCGTACCATAAGAAACGCAATTTGTCAAGGGATAACCACCGCCGCG